GCTGCGCAGCAGGGTATCCGTGCCGGTCACGAAAGACGACTGAACGAAGGCCGTACTCGTGGCGAGCCGGGTCGTCTTGCCGACGACCCCGACGTCATAAACCTCGGCCGGTTGGGTGACCGCAGTCCAGTTCCATTCGTACTGGTCGATGTTCTCTTCGTACTTCTGGATCATCTGGGCGGTCGGGTTCTTGCTGACCTCGGTCACGAACAGATCGATCGTGTCGCCGGTGTCCAGCGATGCAACCTGCCACATCAGGTCGGGATTGAGGTCGTACGGCTCCGAGTGGAACTGCGCGGTGATGCTGGTGAACCGCAGCTCGTCCATCGTGCCGACCGACCTGCGCCAGTCGGCGACCTCCTGCATCTGGTCGTCTGTGTAGTACGCCAGCTCGGGGGTTGCCGGGTAGGTACCGACGCCCTGGGTGTCGTCCTCGGGATTGTTGACGTTGTTCGGTCCCGAGGTCTGGACGGACCGGGCCGACCCGCCGTTGGTCCTCTTGGCGGTGACGTCGTTAACGATCGTCTGGTCGTCGTCGACCGGCTCCAGCGGCTCGGTCAGGTGACCGAGGTCCATGTAAAGCGGGATGCGCACCTGGTTCCACAGAGAATCCCGGGTGCGCAGGTTCAACGCCAGGTCGTCGCGCTGCTCCATCTGGAACGAGTTGTCCAACTCGGCGCAGTCCGCCATCAAGGCGAGCGTCTTGCCCGGTGTCTGGACACCCATAAGCTTGCCGACCGGCTGGAACACCCCGGTGACGTCGGCCGGGATATTGTCGTTGGCAGCGAGCCGCAACCAGCGGGCGATTGCGTCCTCGCCCTCGTATCCCGCAGCCGCTCGGGCGAAAGACGACGTCACGAAGGGCAAGTCGCCTGGGTAGACCAGCGCCTGCGCGACCTGCATGTGTCCGGCCGCCGTCAGCACCGCGTTGCTTTGGTAATCCGCCCCGCCGCAGGTCCCGGCCGTCCCCGCGAAAGAGCCGTTGATTGTGTAGAAGTTGACCGACCCGTACCAGTGGTAGTTTAGCGCCCAGGTGACCGTGCCGCCCGAGTCGAAGACGTACAGGTTCATGGACATCCATGCGCCTGTCGGCAGGTTGGCGTTGGTCGGTCCGAGGTACAGGGCCGCGATGCTGGAGGCGACCAGCGCCCCGAGCTTGTCGTACCCCTCGACCCGCAGCTGCCCGTCAAGCTGAAGGATCATCTTCCACAGGGTCACGGTGCCGGACGAGCGGACCTGATAGATCAACTGATCCGACGCGGGCAGGTTCTCAAGCCGGAAGTAGTGGAAGTAGGACCACTTGCCCGGCGTCGCCCCCGGTCGCGCTCGCAACCCGAGATATGAGGCATCCTGCCCGAAGTCGGCGAATCCCGTGAGGCCGGGGGCGGCAAACGTCCCGATCGCCTCGGGGGTGCCGACCGTAAGCCCCCGGGCGACCGGTGCAGCCCCGTTGTCGATGCGGTTCGGTACCGACCGCCCGTTGGCGGTGAACGTGTCGAGGGGGAGCCATGCGCGCATCGTCGACGAGTACGACTTGAAGTACAGGGTCGTCGGCGACTCGACGTCCTTGCGCCCCTGCCCGAGCCGACGCAGCGGCCCCTTTGCCGAGATGGGCACCCACTGGTCTTGCCGCGACAGGTCCCAGCGCGGGGGCAGCTTGGTGATCTCGGCGTGAGCCCGCCAGACGTTGACTTGGACGGAGTCGAACGAGACGGTCGCCGAGCCGCCGGTCACGTACACGCCGACCATGCCCGATCGGGGCGGGTTGCCGCCCTGGGTCGCGGCGTTTGTCTCGGAAGCCGCGTAGTCCCAGGTGGTCGGCTCGGTCGTGCCGTCCTGCCACATCCGGATCCGGCGCTTGATTCCGGTGATCTGCGCCTTGATCCAGTAGTATTGGTTGGCGACGATGTTCGATGGCTGGCTGTGGGAGATGAAGCTGCTGCCGTTGCCGACCGCCGTCTTGCGGAGAAACTCCTTGTCGGGCGACCCAGGGAGCAACCCGGCGGTGTAGTAGTCCTGGTTGTCCGTCTCCATGATCTCGAAGTCGTCCAGGAACAGCAGGGTGCCGTTTGCCGGAGACGTCGTCATGGTCGCGCCGTAGTAGCAGGTCACCGCGTCGTCTGGTGCCGTGTCCTCGACCTCGAACAGCGTCCAGGTGTTCGCTGCCACAGTGACCGTCGTGGTCGAGCTGGACTTGATCGACGAGGAGGTGCCGCCGGTCTTTTGCCAGTTGATGACGATCTGGACGTCGCGGGCGACCGAGCAGCGCATCCACCCCCGCGCCTTGTACTTGCGCAGCGGCTGCACCGTCTTGAACTGGGACCGGACGTGCGCGTTGGTCGGCGACCCCGAGACAGTGAACAGGCCGGAGGCCGTGCCGGAGTGGACCTGCGACGTCGAGCCGACGAAAGTGCCGGTACTGAAGGTCTGCCAGTCGGTCACGCCGTTCTCGAAATCGATCGAGTCGATCGTCGAGTTGCGCATGCGCAGGACGACACCGAACTCCGACGTCAGGTTCGATACCTTGACTCGGGTCAGCACCTCGCAGTCGCCGAACAGCCCGAACACCGCCATCTGCGTCCCGGCCGCACCTACGATCGTGCCGACCCCCGAGCCGACGTCGAAGTTGCTCGCCGTGCCGTAGAGCCGCCAGTAGTCGCCAAGGTGGCTGACGTTCTCCCGGTCGGTCCAGGTGTCGAGTCGCCCCCACCCGTCGGTGGTCGCCGTACCGAACGTCGCATTCCGGCGGATCACCGCGAAACGGACGGGGGTGTTTTGCCCGAGCCCGCCGTAGTTCGGTCCCAGCTCATTTCGGGGGCTGTACTTGCCCCCGGCGTTGTTGAGCACGAAGGACATCTCGGTCGGCTCGACGACGTTGCCCTCGTTGGGGGTGCCTCGGGTGATCTTGACGCCTCCACCGGAGTGCGCCGAGTTCAGCCGGACGTCATCGGTGATGTCGGTCCAGACGCCATTAATCAGCATCTCCATGACCGGACTGATCGGCGTCACGCCCATTACGTAGCTCCCCGAGGTGACAGGACCTGGACCGGGTCGCCTCCCTTGTCTCGGATCGCCTCCCGCAGGATCTCAAGCAGGAAGTTCGCGACACGAGAGCCATCGCCCCGGATCGTAAGTCCACCACCCCCGCCCTCCGACGTCGCGCGGTATGGGGTAACCCGAGCGGCCGGGGTGACCTTCTCGCCTCGGTGGATGACCGCCAGGCCGGACGACCGGACCATCCCCGCGCCTCGGTCGAGGAAAGGCAGGTTGGGGGTACCGATCTCGACGCCCGGGATGTGGACCGGGCCGAACGAGAAGCCGGGGATGCCGAAGTGCAGGCCGTTCCACCCGGCGATCAGCCGGTTGACGAACCCACGGAAGCCATTCCACAGCGGGGCGAACAGGTTGCCGAGCGCCCGGTTGATCCTGCCGGGGATGCTCAGCACAAACTTGATGAACCACATGAACTTGTCATAGATGAACTTGACAGCGTTCCAGGCACCCTGGCCGATCGCCTTGTAGATCCCGAACCAGAAGCCGAAGTACGTCTTGATCGCGTTCCATACGCCCTTAGCGAACGCGACAATGTACGACCAGACTGCCTTGAAGAAATTGACGAAGGGACCGGCGAACCAGGCACCGACGCCCTTCATGAACCCCCATACGGCGTTCCAGATCGTCTGGAAGAACTTCGTCTTGGTGGCGACCACGACGATGATCGCGACCAGCGCGACGATGCCGAGGATGATCCACGTGACCGGCGAGACAGCGAGCGCAGCATTCCAGGCCCACTGAACGGCGGTCACGATTCCGATCGCCACACCCAGCACGCCCAGCGCCGTCGCGAGTGGAGTGATCCACTTCGAGTTCTTCTCGATGAAGCCGAAGACGGCGTTGGCTGCGGGCAGGGCCGCGTTCAGCTTGTCGATGAGCGCCATTTGGAACTGCCGACCGAGGTTGCCCCAGGAGGATGCGCCCTGCCCGGCTGTGTTCGCTGCCTGCTGGGTCGCGCCCTTGAGGCCGGTCATCTGCTGCTTGGCGGTGTCCAGGTTCATCGCGTACAGCGACTGACCGAGGTCCTCGGCCTTGGTACCGAACAGCTGCACGGCGACCTGGCTGCGCTTGACCGGGTCGGGGATCGCGCGCAGGCGCTCCAACACCGAGTTGAACGACTCGGCCGCGATGTCGCCTCCATGGGCAAACGCCTCGGTCGTCTGCTTGACCGGCAGTCCCAGTGCCTTGAATCCGGCGGCAGTGGTCTTGCTACCGTCGACCGCCCGGATCGAGAACTCCTTGATCGCGTCGGCTGCCGTGTCCGAGTCGCGCGCACCGGCCTTGATCGCCTGGCTCAGCAGACCCATGGCGTGAGGTCCGTCAAGCCCCAGCTTCTTGAACTGGACACCGTACTCGTTCATCGTGTCGAGCAGGTCCTCGGACTTGTTGACGCCGTTTTGCGTCGCCTTGACGAGGATGTCCATCGCCTCTTCGGACGACTTGGCGAGGCCGGTCTTGAGCATCTGCGACACGGCAGCACTGACCCGCGACGAGTCCTCGCCCAGGACCTGACCGACGGTGAGCAGGTTCTTGGTCGCTGCGGCAGCCGTGTCAGCCGACGCGGTCTTGATGTCGATCAAGCCGTTCTGGGCTGCGGCCTTGATCGCCTCGTTGACCTGCGGCAGGTCCTCGCCGAAACCCTGGGCGTACACCTTGCCGGACACCTGGCCGAGCACCTTGGCCTGCGCGGGGGTCGCGCCGAGCTGCGCGGCCAGCAGGTTGTCGATCTTGCTTTTCTCGATCGCGGCATGCACGCCGCTCATCAGCACGGCACCGATCGCCGCACCGGCAACCGCAGCCCCAGCCTTGATCTTCGAGAAGGTGGAGGAGGTGTTGTCCTTGGCGATGATGTTGAAGATCAAGCTCGTATCTGCCAACTCAACCTCCCCCTACCTCACTTGTTTTGCTCGGCCCGGATGTCGTGGCACGCCCGGATGGCCTCTTCGAGCATCCTAACGGGTAGCTCGTCCGCATCCTTGGGCGGGATGTGCAGGTGGTACGCCATGTCCAACCACACTTCCCGATACCGGCCCTCTAGTGTTCTTTTGGGTCGGGCTCCGGGATCGGCTCGCCGGACGGTCCCTCGATGGCCAGCCGGTCGCCGTCCAGGAAGCTGAACGTGTAGTCCAGCCCCTCGCGCTCGGCTGCGTCTTCGAGACTGACCTCGAACGCGGTCTTGAGGTCGGACATCTTGTCAGGGTCGAGCTTCATCCGGAGGATTCGCTTCCACAGGTCCTTCAGCTCGGCGACGGTCATCTCCGTCTTGAGCTGCCGCACCCGGAAGTCGGGCAGATCCTTGAACTGCAGCTTCGGGTGGACCTGGGTCATCATGTACCACAGCAAGATGGCGCGGGCTTCCATCTCGCCAGCCTGAAGGGCGACGACCCACTGGTCGTACCCGCCCCCCGAGTAGAGCTTCTCGATCTCGGTCGCCCGCTTACGCGGGACGTCCTCCGGGTCGAACATCCAGGTCTGGTCCTCAGACCCGTCCTCCGGCTTCCAAATCACCAACATCTGCTCGTCCTCTCGCGTCAGTGAGCTGCGGAGGCCATCTTAGCAGCTGCCCGGTCGAGAGCCGCATGGGCTGCCCGAGTCGCCTCGGCACGCTCGCCGGTCGTCTCGCTGTCGAACCACTTGGTCGGCCGGACCTGTTGGTGAACCGTCTCGCCCCCGAGCGTCTGCGGGTTCCAGCCCTCCGCCCGGTTGAACGCCCGGCCTGCGAACTGGAAGTCCCGAGGCATGCCCCGAGCGCGTTGGATGACCTGCACCCCGACGTTGTTACCGCCCCATCGAGTCGCTGCCTTGGTCTGCCGGGCAATGGCCTGTCGCATCGACTGGGAATGCCCGCCCTTGGATGGCAACCGCAGGACTGCCGCACGCTGCCGGGCGACCAGCGGGTTAAGCAGCCCCCGCAGCTCCTTGGCCAGCTCCTTCTTTATGACCTTGCCGTCGGCCGCCTCCGCCATGGCCTTCTTGAGCTTGACCATCTTCTCTTTAAGATCGGTCTCCATCTCGATCATGCCATGCCTCCTCGTCGTGCCGTCGTCGTGGTATCTCCCGTGTCCACGGAGGACCTAGAGCGCCTCGCCGGGTATGGCCGTGCCCCCGGGCGGGCAGGTGGTCGTCCGGGGGCACGGAGAGCGCGAACCGATCAGGTGCTGGTCGCCCGAGCCAGCGGACCCGAGCCGGGGAAGGTGACGTCGACCTCGCCCAGGTCGCCGACGTTACCGGAGATCGGCGTCCACTTCGAGATGACGATCTTGCCGGAGTACTGCGGGTTGGACGTGGTCACCGCCGACTGCTGCGCCCGAGCGCTGAACGTGACGGTGCCGCGCCGGAGCGCCCACATGATGTCGTCGAGCGCCGAGACGTCGTAGTCCTGGTTGAACGTGATGGCGATGTCGAACGACTCCAGGCCACCTTTGTTCTCCTCGGCCCCACCCGACCGGTAGTTGGTGGTCTTCTTGACCTCGTATTCGTCCGAGATCTCGATCTTCTTGCACCAGGCCGACAGGTCGTTGTTCGCGATGCTCAGTGTGGCATCGAGCAGGATGATCGGATTTGCCATGCTGCACTGCCCTTCTTACTCGATGCCAAACGAGGCGAGGAAAAGGAAACTGGGCGTGGTGCCCGTGATTGTCCACGCGACCCGGAAGTACGAGTCGGTGATCGGACCGGCAACCCGCAGTTGCCAGCCATCGACGGTGGTAGCGGCAGCGAACGCGCCACCAGCCACATCCGTCGGCGTCGTGAAACCCGCGTTGTCGTCGGACTGGACCTTGACCGTGATGCTCGGGGTCGCGGTACCGGCGATCGACAGGACGTGCAGGTTCGCGTACAGGTACTTCCCGGCCGGTACCGCGCCGAGCAGGATGGCCGTGCCGGTTCCGGTGGCAGTCCTCGCCACTCCCGCCGGATGGGCGCAGACACCCTTGACCAGCGGCCAGCTCGACTTGGCCTCACCCGTCCAGGGCGCGACCTCGCCGACCATGTCGCCGATACCGAACTTCGTACGTACGGCCTTGCCGATCAGGTACATCTTGCCACCTGCGGCCAGGTCCGAGTCGGACTTGGGGGCGATCGACCAGGGGTCCTGGGACCTGCGCATCGACCAGAACACGTCGTCGGGTGCGCTGGTGTTCCCGGCCTCCCACTGGCCACCGGCCTTGATGTCGGTGCCCCGGATACCGGCCTTGTTTTCCTCGGCTCCGCCGGACTTCCAGTTGGTGACCTTCTTGACCTCGGCCTCTTCGGTCAGCTCGATCGTGTTGCCGTTGCCCGACAGGTCAGCGCCCCGGACGAAGGTCCGGCAGTCCAGCAGGATCAGCGGATTCGCCATCAGGCCACCCCCACCACGTTGATCTCGATTTCGGTGCCGTAGAACTTGGACTCGCCGACGCTGAACATCCGGTTGCCCCGCATGGCGGTCACGACCAGGCCGGTCCAGGGCATCTCGGGGTCGTGGCTCTTGGCCTGCAATGCCTGGAGCAAACTGGCATCTCCGCCACCAGCCAGGTAGGTCCGCATTTTCTTGACCGCGTGCTTGTCGGTTGACCGGGCGATCAGCACCCGGCAGGTGATCTGCGCCTTGTCGGTTCCGGCGCGCGACCCGTCCGGCTTGACCTTGTTGAACGACTGGTTCGGCTCGATGTCCATCTCGCCGACGTAGAATGCCTTGTTGGGCAGATCGTCGGGCACGTAATCGAGCGCGTTGATGCCGCACGTCTCGGCGATGGCCTCAAGCTCGGAGGCTACCTGGTTGTAGTCCATCAGCCGATACCCGCCCTCATGTAACCGCCACCCTTGAGGATCGACAAGACGTCGGGGTCGAGCGCCGGGATCCGGGTGAGTCCCCACTCGGCCGACCCTGCGATGCCCTCGGGGCTTCCCTTGCGCCGGTACAGCCGGTGCGCCTGCATCTGGTGAGCCCAGGCGATGTCGTCCGGCACCTGCGGCCAGCCGAACACCGCAGCGACGTCGAGCAGCCCGTCGTTTGCGAAGACCGTCCCCCACGGTAGCTTGATCGAGTCGTAGGGTCGGCCGTAGACCGCTGCGTCCGTCGGCAGTAGTGTGGCGTTTGCATAGGCCGGGACGGAAAAGCCCGTGGGAGAGGCAATCCCGTCCCGGAGTAGCAGCTTAAGGTAGGCGTACCCGGAGCGGCGAACGGGGACCACGCGGTTACTCACGTCGATCTGGCGAGTGACTACGGTGCCGGTGTTCCAGAAGGTCGGCCAGCCGGACCGGTTCTCGATCGCTGCTCGCGCCCCCCGCAAGCAAACGTCGATCCAGTCATCCTCGTCATTCGTCGTGATATCAAGCCGAGCTTTGAACGCCTCTCGGCCGGTGTACGGGTCCCCAATCGCCATCCTGTCACCTCCCCCTACGCTCGGAGCAGCTTAGCATCCCGTTCCAGGCCATCTGCCACCCAGGAGCGAAACAGCGTCTCGTCTATCTCGTACTGCTGGCGTCGGTTGACCCGAGCGTACTGGTCGTCCATCTTGGCCTTGCCCACGACCGGGTGCATGTGCTCGACCAGGATCGTCTCGTCGTACCCGAGGCAACCGGCCGCCATGCCGAGCGCCTTGACCGCGTTGTCGCAGTAGAGGTGCTGCACCGGTGCCGGGACCATCCGCCCGTCGAGCCGCCGGATGATCTCGGCGTCCATCGACCACCAGGTCGGAAGGTTCTGGTTCTGGAAGCCGTCTCGGCCGTACCAGATCCAGTTCGGATTGCGCCGGTGGTTGAGGATGAGGCTGGCAGTCCACCCACGCGTCCGGGGGAGGTGGTCGTCGCCCATGAAGGCGAGATACCGGTGGTCACCGGCCTTTGCGAACTCCGAGGCCACGAAGTTCAACTTCGGGACCAGCGGCATCCACTCCGGCATGACGATCATGTTCGCGCCGTGTCGACTGTCAGCCACAGTCGGGATGCAGGCCCGGTAGTGGTCGATCATCATGTCGTCGGCGTCGACCACGAACCACAACGAGGCATCGCCCCACGCAGCGGTCTCCCCCCACGCTTCGAGGATGCCCCCGACGTTCTTCGGCCGACTCCGAGTCGGGACGATCACCGCCAGCTCAGTCACGTCGCCACCACCCGACCGGCGAGTGCGAGATCGGTCCGGATTCGAGCACCTCATCTCGCCAGAAGCCGTTGGCGAGCAGCAGGGGGTGCATGCGCCGGATCGCCCCGAGCGGACCCCCCCGTTCGGGGATCTGCGCCCCTCCGACCCGCGCCCGGTCGGCTGGCCACATGTCGAAGCACCCGTCCTCGACCACCAGGTAGCAGCCGGGGGTTACGAAGGGCGACCAGAGGGTGATCTCACCCATCACGTGGTCCTGGTGGTGGTCGCCGTCGAGGCTGACCATGACCCGCTCGCCCTGGGTGATCCGCGCGGTCAGCTCGAAACCGAGCCGGGCGTCGACCGAGTTGTAGGTCAGCCAGTCGATTCGTTGCTTGCTGGTCACCCGGCGCGCCTCTTCGCCCGCGTTCGGGTCGCGGTCGACCGAGATCACGCGGAGGTCCTGCTCAGCGAACCATAGGGCGGAGCCGCCTCGCCGGGTGCCGATCTCGATCACGACATCCGGCTGCGACTCCTCGATCAAGACGCGATACCGGTCGAGGTCCGGCTGGCACTTCTGGAGTTCGACCCCCCGTACCTCGGTGTGGAAGTCGTCCGTCTCGAAGGTCCGCCAGGTCGCTTCGCTGTCCCAGGACGGCAGAGGTGCGAGTTCACTTGTCATCTTTCTTGTCACCTCCCGTCCAGCGGTCGCTGCCGGGGTGGGCGAGCGTGACGCCGTCCTTGGCAGCCGCATCCATCAGCGACTGCAGCGGCTCGTGGTCAGGCATCCGGTAGTCGTCGGCGGACAACCAGAACACCTTCTCGTGGGTCGTCTTGACCCCCGTGTGGACGAAGATCGGCTCGCCGAGCTTCCCCACCCGTGCGCAGAATGCGAGATCCTCGCTGACCTGCGCGCCGTCGCCGTACTGGACGAGGTCGAACCACCTGTCCCCCTCGTTTTGGCGAATCGCCTCGAGGATACGTCGGTGAATGAGCAGGAACGCGGCCCCCGTCCCGGCGACCTGAACCAGCGTCTCCGGCGGGTAGCGGAATCGGTTGGTGAACCCGACACCCTGCTGGGGGTGCTTCGCCCACATGAACAGGGTCGGAAGCGGCCGGACAACGAACCCGCCCATTCCATCCGGACCCATGTGCTTAAGCGAGAAGCACAGACCGCCGACGACCGGCCGAGAGTCGGCATCGGCAGCGAGCAAGAGCGTCTCCATAGCCTCGGGCTTGAAGCCCATGTCGGTGTCGATGAAGAACAGCCACTCGGCGTCGGTCTTGTCGAGCATGTGCGCTGCCGCCATGTTGCGACCCTCGGGCAGGGAGTTCGGACCCGAGCAGGACACCGAGAAGGGCGCTTGGGTCACGACGTCCAGGCCGACCGACTTGTCGTAGGCGATGAGGTTCATCATCGACTGGTGGAAGCTGTGCGACACGCCCTGCCGGGGGTTGTACAGGTAGGCGATCTGCACCGTGCCGTACGCGATGCCCCTGGGAGCTTCTCCCGCGACCTCGGACGGCCCGGCCGGTACGTCGGTGGGGGTGCGCCCTGTCTCGTCCACCGGAGCGCCTCCCGTCACTGACCCGCGACCTTACGGACTCGCGCCCCGCCCGGACCGTTGGTCATGGTCGTCTCGACCATCGGCTGGACCTGCCCCGGCTCGTGGGTGGCCGAGATCTCCGCCCCGACCGGCGGCAGGCCGTTGAACAGCTCCGGCCGCTCCTTGTACAGGGGGTGGTTCTCGTCGATCGACTGCCCGGCCTGCAAGATCTGCTGCCCGCCGGACCACATCGCGACCCCGGTAAAGCTGGAGTACTTCATAACTCGCCCTCCTAGACGATGGATGATCCTATCCTAGACCACCGGCCCCGACACCCGGGGACGAGGCCGGGAATCGAGGCCGGTGGGGACGTTGGGCGGGGGACCCGGGGTCTTTGCTGGACTAGTCCCGTGTCAGGCCTTGTCCGTGCGGCATTCCCGTTTAGCCCCGATCAGCTACGACTCGGGGGGTCCCCCACGTTCAGGGTCAGCTGGTCTTGTTGGTGAGCAGCTGGAACGCCGTCGGGTCGATGACGTTCGCGCCGTTGCGAGCCCACGCGAACCAACCGCGCTGGCCGGTCGGCCGGTTGTTGGTCACGTCGAACAGCATCGGCACGAACTCGATGTTCATACCGGCACGCTGGGCGAACAGGTAACCCTGCCAGTTGCCGACCACGAGCCACGGCTGCGCGCCCGTGCCGGTCGTGATGTCGGTCATGTAGTCGTTCTGGTCCCACTCGCGACCGAAGACCTGACCGATACCGTCCGCCGACAGGTTGACCGTGAAGTTCGGGTCGAGCGTGCCGAGCTGCCGGGTCGCGTTCTGCGTCTTGGTCGACGACATCCAGGCGACCGAGCCCCGGCGACGGTGCCGCTGCGGCAGCCGAGCCCAGATGTTGTAGATGTCGGTCGTGGCGATGGTGCCCGCCGTACCGACCGGCGTCGAGACGACCGGCGAGGTCTGGCCGGTCAGCGCCGGGATGATACCGGTCGGCAGGTTCGCGCCGGTACCCGTGGTGAGCTTGTCGGCGAGCAGCTCGTCGTAGCCGGAACCGAGCATCTCCGACATGCGCTGCGCGAAGCCGGGCCAGTCCTGGCCGACCTCGATGCTGAACGGGATGAAGCCGTCGGCACGGTGGGTCGGCACGGCGGGCTGCGCCAGCGTCGGCGAGTTGTCGTTGGACGGCGCGGCTTCCTGGTCGTACTTCCAGGTGACACCGGCCGACGCGAGGCCCTTCCACTGGTCGTTGGTGATCGTCTCGATCCGGCACCGGTTCAGCACCGGGTTGTCGGAACCCTGCGCCGTCAGGATGATGGTCGGGTCGATGATCACCGGGACCGCGAAGCCACCGGCGGCCGGGGTGCCGATCGCCATGGCGCGCTTGAGGTAGTTGACCTCCTGGACGGCGCGGGCTTCCTCGGGCGAGAACACCGGCTGGTGGCCGGTCGCTGCCTTCTGGAACGCCGACCGGTAGTACGGGTTCGAGGTCGCGACGAGGAACGCGGCGATCAGCTCGCCGTCGGTGTCGGCGTCCGCCCGACGCAGCAGCGTGTCGAGCCGCGAGCGCTGGTAGTCGGTGAGGTGCCGCTGGATCTTCTTGTCGTCCAGGATCGCCGACGCCCGGCTGTGCCACTGCTCGCGAGTCTCGTCGGTGCCCATCCGGCGGTAGTCGACATTGAAGCGGTCGATGCCGTCCTTGTCGCCCGGCTGCCGGACGTTCAGGTCGCCGTACTTGGCACGCGCGGCCTTGACCCGCTGCTCGCGCTCCTCGCGCTCCTTGACCACGGCACGGATGCCGTCGATCTTGGCCTCGTTCTCCTTGTACTCCGCCTCGTACTTGTCGAACGTCGCGCCGTCGTCCTTGCGCTGCTGGACCGACCGCGTCTCGTCGCCGGAGTCCTTCTGGGCAGCGTCCATCAGGTCGATCAGCTCGCGCTGGCGGGCTTCGAGCTGCTCCAGCTCGTCGGGAGCGCCACCCATCGCCTGGTAGATCGGGGCACCGTTCTTGCGGTGGCCGATCAGAATCTTGTCGACGGTGGAATCCCGCAGGACCCCACCCTTACCAAGGTAGCCGGTCACCGGACGTACCCCTTTCGCATCGCGTCGAGTCGGAGGGCACGGAGACTCTGCTCACGTGCCAAGTTCGCCTCTTCGATCTGACGGCGCGTCGAGTCGTCCTCGACGGGTGTCGGGATACCGGGACGGTAGGGCGCTACCCGCTCGGCCGTGCGGAACGCCTCGTAGTATCGTACTAGATGCTCGTAGCGGGACGCAGACCGGGCGGCAAGGCGCTCCATCCAGGCGTCGGTGCCGCAACGCGACCTCATGCCAGCGGTCGCAGTCGGCGAGGCAGGCCAGGTGACCGGCCCGGCCTCGAAGGTCCGGACCTCCTCGACCGTCCGCTCGGGGATGCCGTTCGGGTTGTGATCGCTCTCGCCCGGCTCGTTGTTCCACTTCTCGCGGATCACGTTGAACATGAAGCTCGACCCGTACCCGCCGGAGCGCAGGCCGGGCAGCAGATCGCGATTGAACGACGTGTCGTGGAGCGGCCCCTCGATGAGCGGACCGTGGTAGCCGTCCTGCTGAACCTCCTCGAACCGCGTCGGGACGGTCAGCAGCTTGTCACCGATGTTGAAGTCGGTGCCGTGATTGAACAGCACCTTCGTGCTGAACGTGCCATCGGCTCGCTGCGCCTCACGAGCGGTCTTGGTGAACGCACCCGGCATCGTGCGCTCAAGGAAGTTGCCCTCCCACATCGAGTTGATCTCGTACCACGTGTTGAACGGTGAGAACTGGACACTCAACGTGCCGAGGCCATCCCCACTGTCGTCGCGCAGCAACGGGCCACCCGACCGGACGATCGGCAGTCCCTTGATCCTCATCCTACCTCCCGGCGGGTTTTATGGCGTGATGGAGTCTACCACGGCGGGTACCTCCGCCGAGCCGTTCCATACTGAAATCATGGCAGGTACCTCGGCCGATCCGTTCCAAACCGAGACGGTCGGCGCGGCCGGAGTCGCACCCAGCGACATCAGCGGGGCGACGTAGTACAACGAGTCCTGCGATTGGTTCGGGAACCCGGGTCCTGCACCGGCTCCGATGAACAGACGCCCCTTGTCTGCGTGGATCTTGCCAGACGCAGATACCAGACCGGTCCACGAGGTCATCGCACGGAACACGTAGCGGATCGTGTAAACCGTCACGATGTAGTTGACGCCAGTCGTCAGCGCAGGTTGCTTATTGAAGTAAATCCGCTGCTGGACGCTACCCGGCGTAGCGGTGAAAGCAACCGACTCCAGTAGCGTCGACGTGTCGGCGTTCCACAGCTGCGCAATACATCCGCCCGTGGGGACTGGCGTGTTCGAATTGGGTGTGGGGTTCCACTCGACCCCGTAGCAGTATCCAGGGGCGGTCAAGCTGAACTGCAAACCCATGTTGTAGTCTTGGGTGCCGTCCTGTGCGTCAGTCAAGGTCGGTGGGGTGAGCCCCAGGGCGACCCAGTCCATCGTTTCGAGGGTGTAGACCCGGGTCGAGGCCGACAGGTCGGTTGTGCCGTCCCAGGCCGAGTCTGGGAACGAGCCATCAAAGTACGTATCGACCGACGCGGTCTTCTCGAACAGCACAGCCGTGTGGATCATTCCGGCCGGATACGAGTCCATGATCAAGAAGATGCCGGTCGCGTCGGCCGGTACCTTGGTTACATCGGCGACCCGAGAGGACCTGGCGACCGCCCCGATGTCCACGTTGGTCGACGAGAAGGTCTCTGGGAACTGCTCGCCGTGTCCCGAGGTCGTATACGAGATGTAGATCGTGTGCGGGAACTGGAACACCCCCGTCCCGTTCTTTGACCAAAACGAGACGGTGAACTGATCGCCGGGCGAGCAGGGGACAACCGGCGTCCGGAAGAAACCGCTGCCGCCAGACTGAATGCCCGTCGTCACCGGCAGCCCGGTCAGCCCGGTAACCCGCGAGGGCGAGCAGGTACTACTCGTCCACCCGGTAAGGTCCGTCCCGGCCGCCGGGTTGGTCATCAGGTTGTGTCGGGTGGTCACCTACGTCGTCCGAACGATGATCGTGTTGGTCGGCAGCCCGCCCGGAACCGGATCGAGCGGCCCAAGCAGGACGAGCGCGTTGGTGACGTTGGCGACCCGCACTTGCGCCGGGGTTTTGCTCGCCCAGCCGGAGCCGTCGGCCATGATGGTGTTGCCGGACGTGGCAGCGAGCGCAGCGATAGCCGTCAGGTCGGCATCGAGCGGCTGCTTACCAGCCAGGGCGGTCGCGGTCGCCGTGGATATCGGCTTGTTGGCGTCGGAGGTGTTGTCGACGTTCCCGAGTCCGACCTGCGCCTTGGTGTAGTCGCCGGTCTGCGCCAGAACCGCCCCGGTCCGGCCGAACACCGAGTCGACCGCTCCGCCCCCGCCTCCGCCCGAGTGTGTGTGGTTGGCGAGCGCGTAGAGCTGCCCCGTGCCGTTCGGAGGCACCGGGGCGAGGTCGTTTAGCCCGATCGTCTGCCCCGGCGCGTTGTACGGGACCACGATGCTGAAGGAGGTCTTCCAGTTGGGGAAGAACGGGCGGACCTCCCAGGTCCAGCCGGTCGGCGAGGCAGCCGGGTCGTTGCTGGCATACAACGGCTGGCTAAGCACGCCGTCGGCCCCGACGGTGACGACTACCTCTTCCGGAATCAGCAGGTTGTCATCGACCGGGTCGGTCGGAAACAGGACTGCCGATCGAACGAAGCTGATGCGCCCGGCGACCGGCCCGGTGTGGTCCTTGATGATTCCGGTGATCGTGATCAGTGCGGGCAGGGTCACTGCGCACCTCCGTCAAGCGCCGGGTCCGGCGGGGGCGCACCGGGATCGGTATTGAGACTCGGATCGGCTGGCGGAACGGCCGGTGCTTTCGCTGCCTCCAGCGTGAGGGCGAGCGGGATCTTGCCCCAGTCGACCGGCTCGGAGTTGTCCGTCTCGCGGACCTCGTTGATCGTGTAAGCGCCCGAGTCCATCTTGATCTTGTTGACCTGCCAGCGCTGCATGATCGAGGTGTCCAGGAAGGAGTCTCGGTCGAACAGGACGAACTGCGGTTTGGGCAGGAACGCCGAGAGGATCCGCTCGACCCGCAAGAGCCATCGGTTCGCGCTGTACTTGAGCATCTCGACGTCGCGGTCGACGATATTGGCGTAGGTCAGAGTCGAGCCGGTCGAGTAGCCGAGCACCTCGGCGACTCCCGGTCCCATGATCCGGGCGCACTGCGCTTCGGTGTATCCCCGAGTTTCGAGGAACTGCGACTCCTCGGGATTGACCTGGATCTGCTCGAACGACCAGCCCCGGCCGAGGACGATCGGCTCACGGGTGCCGAACAGCGCCGCGAGGAACCGGTCCTTTGCGGTCCGGACCACGTTGTCATCCGACATGTCCGCTTCGGAGTTCGACAGGATACCGGACGGGTGCCCGCCGTCCTGGAACCACGTGCGACCGAACCGGGTCGCTGCGATCGACAACCCGATCTCGTCGGCGTGTGCCGCGACCGGCGACAGACCGAGCAGGTTACCGGCGACCGGATAGGCTCGTCGGTGGAACATCCGGGGGGCCGGAACCTCCTGCCCCTGGACGAGCCACTTGACGTTGCCACTCTCCATGGTCGCCGTGACCAGATCGGGGTTGAACAGATCGACTTGCCGCAGCATCCCGGTCGGCCCGGCGTCAAGGATGTTCCCGTAGGCGTTGCCTCGCAGGAACCATGACTGCAGTAGCATGTAAATCCAGTCCTGCACGCCGTAGCCGTCACCGGCCGGGTCGAGCAGGTTCCCGGGCGTCTTGATCTTCTTGCGCCCCTTGGGCGACCCGTCCGGCGACCGGTAGGAGTCGAAGCGCATCTCGGACACCAGCGAGGCCATCATGTCGACCGCAGCATGGAACGCGGTCGACTGCAGGCTGTTCGTCCCGGCGTACGGGTCGATCTCCTGATAGGAGCTGCCGACCGACCAGTTCAACGAGGACAGCGGCACGGCTGGCCACGGACCGATGAACTCCTGCTCGCGCTTGGGAGTCTCCTCCACCGGCTCGGGCTTGCGACGTCCAATCCGAGGCATCTTCACTTACGCACGCTCCTCGGGGTTGCCCGCCGGACGGTCAGGAGACAAATCGTCAGACCGGCCAGGATGTACGCGGCCGGGGGGTAGATCTGCCAGGTCCCCCAGAGAACAAGGAGAGGCCCGGCTACCGGGGGCACCCAGCCGAGCACCCACAGCACGATACGCACGGTGTACCCGGCTGCCGCAGCAACCGAGCCAACCACTTCGTTCATCGCGCCCCCCTCCGTCCCCGACATCGTACAGGGCAGGTGTCCCGTCCTCCGCGTCAGTGGATGAAGGCGAGCGGGTCGTACTCGGAGACGGCCTTGTCGACCCGCTCCCGGTAGGCGAGCATGGCCAAACCGCCAGCGCAGGCCGGTCCGACCTCGACCCCGGCCTTGTGATCGAACGTAGACCCACCGCCGAGCGGCCGGGCAGGCACCGACACTGCCGCGTTCAACGGAGGCTCGTTGTGATGCAGGATCATCGGAACCTGCGCCGTCGCCGAGTCGACCAGCAGACCAAACGCCTGCGCCATCCCGTCGATGCCCGGAATGAACAGATCGCCCCGCTTCGGCCGGTCGCGGTCCTTCGGGACCTCGATCCCGATCTCCTTGAGTTCCTTGATCACCGACTCGCCCCGGGCGTCGACCGCGAAGGCGATCGGCCCGTACTTCATCTTCATGTCAGCTAGCTTGGGGATGATCCAGTCGACGCCCGGCTTGTGCTCGGCGATACCGATCCGCCACATGCCCCCGATTTTGCCCGCCCACATGATCGTGCCATGTGTGCGTTTCGGGTTGATGTAGAAGGCCACGGCGATTTCCGGTGGCACGGCGGGGGTAGCGGCAGCGAGCCGAGCCCACACAGCAGGGTCGATCGAATTGTCCCCAGCGACCCGCGCCTTCGGAAGCCACATGCCGTTGCGCTCCATCGCGAACGCCATCGTCGACCGGCCGAGCTTCTTGATCTCGCCCTCGATCGTCTTGGCCCGGATGCCAGTCCGGTTCTCGCGCCGGACGCCCATGCTCGGGTTGGTCAGCCTGTTCGTCTCGTCGCTGCCGACCGTCCGGCGGAACTCGTCGGCCTCGGTCTGCGGGTTGATGTACTCGATGCCGTAGTCGAACCAGGCCGTGGTCGGGTCGCACGCCTCGCCAGCCTCTTTGATCTTGTAGATCCAGGCCTTATCGTTGCGGGGCGGGGTGCCGAAGAACCACACCTGCGGATCCCACATCGCTGACTGCGTGGGGGCGAGCGTCTGCATCAGCTCGGCCGTCAGCGCCTGCGCCTCGTCCATGATCAACTTGGGGAACGAGAAGCCCAGCCCCTGCCCGCCCTCGCGAGCAGCAAACAGCAGACGAGCCCGCTTGTACGCCTTGGTCAGCTCGATACCCTGCTTGCCGTTCGCGCTCCACACGTGTTCGATCGCCGAGCCGAGGATGGCGTCGTTCTCCTCGATCAGCACCTTGATCCGCTGGAAACCCTCGGCTGCGGTCGCGTACAGGTGAGCCGAGTGCCCGATCAGGGTCGCGCCGAACAGGAACAGCCAGCCCATTTCGAGCGCCATGATGATGTCGCCCTTGCCGTTCTGCCTCGGCACCCAGCAGCCGCAGGTGTCGGCCGCCATCACCAACTCGCTCGGGATCTCCTCGTCCCTGACCTGGCCGAGTCCGCGTTCTATGATCCACGCCTGCCATGGATCAAGGGGCCGCTTGAGCTGCGCCATCAAGTCGATGACCTCACCGCCAGCCGAGGTCAGGTACTTCGGATAATTGGCGACCCGAGGCAGGATCAGCTCACCCGAGTTGACGTTCACGCTCCTCCTTCGCCTTCCGCATCTTGGCCAGCATGTCCTCGGGTTCGTCGGTCGCTAGCGTCTTCGCTGCCGGACCGGCCAGCGGGATCTTGGCTGCTCGGACCTCGGCAACCAGCTGTTTAAACGCGAGCTGGTGGTTCCGGCGCTGGTCGAGGATCTTGTCGACCGAGACGTGGACCTCGCCCATGTCGTCGAACGTCATCACCACCCAGACGTCTTCCTTGCCGACCACCAGCCGGTCGAGCCGGTCGAGCGTGTCGGCACACCGAGCGAGTTCACGGACGAGCGCCTGGTCGGGTGCGGGCAGTTTGTCAGCGCCGTAGGCTTCCCAGATCGCCCGGCCGGTGCCGCTGAGGTCGTCAGACATCCTACGAGCCTACCACCCAGGTCGGTGGACCATACGTGGTCGGCGTGACCATCGGGTTCGGGTCGTCGGAGGTCAGACCGAACGACGCGATGATCGTGAGCAACACCAGCAACCCGAGAATCGCGATGGCGACCCCGACCCAAGGTGTGGGGACGTCAGCACCGTCTGGATGCCAAGCTGCCTCCTCGCCGAGCGGTTCGCCGCAGTCGATACACCAGCGGCCCCTTCCGTTTGCGTCGTACGTGTACGCGGTGGTCGTTCGGCAACTCATGCCGTCTCGGTGGCGTTCCGCTGCCCCTTCGGGCGAGAACACCGGGGGTGCTGCTCGTCGCATGGCGAATCTCCTCGAGGATTGTCGTGTGACTAGGGTATCCTCCCCCGGATTTACCAGGAGAGAGAGAGCCAAATGA